AGATCGAATACCAGATTGCTCGCACCACGCATCTCGACCATCAGCATCTCCGCCAATAAATTCGATTCCTCTCGGGGTCTCATAGGCGGGAGGAACTTCGGCGAATCTCCAGTCGGCGTATTTGGATAGCTGCCCGTGATTGCATGCAGCAGCCTTGGGATCCAGGTGGTGAACCAGTTCCCAAAAGTGTTCTCGATCACGTGCATTCGTGATTTCAGTCCACGCATCCCAATCCTTCGCAACTCGTTTTGCGCGAGGCTCCTCGGGTCGTTCGAGTCCCCCGCATATGACGTCACCATCCTTGATCGCATAGTCGTAACCTGCCCATGGAGTTCCGTAAGAGCCGACGATGTTTGGGTGACGACCGTTGACATCAAAGACATCAGTTCTTCTGCTTCTGAACTTCCGTCCGAAATCGACGAAGCAATGGAGATGAAGACCCCCATTTGCGTGTACTTCTCTGCCGATGATGCACTCCGCTCCCAATCCAGAAAAGAGGTCCATAACCCGGAATCCATCGAGGTCATCGCACTGAGAATAAGTGATGAGGGCGTAGCGTGCGTTGAAATGAAAAGGCATCACGTGTGTGCCCCGCGGTGCCCGAAGTGTCCTGGCGAAAACTAATATTATAGCCAGGACACAGGGCACACCCTATGTATATATACATCGCCCTCGCCCCTCGGTCCCGCCCTTCGGTACCGAAAAATGCCTCAGACTCCACCGTCGCCCCCACCAACCCCACCCCATGGCTCGACTGCGACGCGCGTATGGTTCGTACAGGGCAAGGCGGCGAACAAGGCGTTCAACCCGCCGCGTTTCATCCGTGAGGAAGCGCACCTATCGGAGAACAAGGAAAACATCCCGCCCAATGACCAAGCGAAGGATCCTCAACACGACCGCGATCAAAAAGCGTGACACTATGTTGTGTTACACCAACTCCACCTCCGCTACCCAACAAGGTGGTGCCATCTATTCTCAGGCAGCAGCCGTAATTAATGGCGGCCTCCCTGACTCCACTTGTGCCGCGTTTTTGTGGAACTCTACTGCGCGCGACAACACCATTTCCCCTGGAATTTCAGGCAACCGTTTCACCACTGCGACACGGACCAGCACTACGCCGTTTATGGTCGGGCTTAGCGAAAACATCGAAATCCAATGCAACACCGGCATGCCTTGGCAATGGAGGCGCATTTGCTTCACTATGAAGGGTGCCTCATTGGTGCCTACGTCTACCGCTTCCGGAGCCAATTTCGCCAATTATGCGGAGACTAGCGCAGGGTGGCTTCGCCTCATGAATCAGGTTCCCGGTAATCCAGGAGGGGACCCGATGTACTCACTCATGTTTTCACTCTTCAAAGGCCAAATTAACAGCGACTGGAACGACCCAATGACAGCGCCCACCGACAACTCTCGGCTCACTATCAAATATGACAAGACAATAACTTTGGCGTCCGGAAATGAGGATGGTTTCATCCGAAAGTATAAACGGTGGCACCCAATGAAAAAGACCCTCGTCTATAACGATGACGAGCAAGGAGGCGGTGAAGTGGGTTCTCCCACGTCATCACTTGGCAAAGCCGGAATGGGAGACTATTACGTACTCGATTTGTTTAGGGCAAGGCAAGGTTCAGCCACGACTGATCAATTGACTGTCCGTCCAGAGTCTACTCTGTATTGGCACGAAAAATAGGATAGTTACACTCAATGAAAACCGCATTTGCCTCCAGCCATGCCACGTCGCTTGCTTCCATGACTAACCGAGGGTCGTCATTGCTTACCCAGATAGTGGGTTTACCCCACCTAACCAAAGCAGGTTCTCGGTAAAGTTCCTTGACCGTGACGTAATCCTGACAACCCAACCATTCTTTGAACGCGGGGAAGAACTTAATCCCCCCACGTATATCGTCAAACACGGCGTACTTGACGTCAGCGTTCGAAGCCTTCCTCAGCTCTTTTCCTGAGGCCATTCCCATGGTGTACACATGAGACCCCAGGGATCTGCTCCACAGAGTCTTCCCTGTTCGGGAATTTCCGTACAGCACCAAAGACATACATCTACCTGAAACAAATTAGCGAAAACCTAAGCGAAGTGGGGGAGGGGCCCCCCGGGAGGGAGGGAGCAACCCCACTTGGCCAACAGACCAATAGGGACAGCTGCCGCAGGCGATCGCCACCTATCAACTCCGCGCCCTCGAGCTGCAGAGCCGGGGCAGGGGCGGGGGGGTCCCCGCCCAAGGCGATACGCAGCGACGGGCAAGACTCACCTACGAGTGGTTCTCCAGATCGAATACCAGATTGCTCGCACCACGCATCTCGACCATCAGCATCTCCGCCAATAAATTCGATTCCTCTCGGGGTCTCATAGGCGGGAGGAACTTCGGCGAATCTCCAGTCGGCGTAT